ATTGTCACCGGATACCATTATCAAACCCTTGTCAACCTTTTTCAGTCCGCCCGGTGCATTACGAGGGCTGATAAGGTAAACCTTACCTGCGCCCCACTGAATGAACCAGATGGATGTATTGTCGGAAGCACCCGTGTCACCGTTACTGATAACAAAGTTCGAGTCAGTTTCGCCAAGGCTGTTATACCTGTACTGGAAACCAGCAAACTCTTCAGGTGGATTGACAGTCGGACTCAATGCACCTGCACTGAAGTTGCCTACCAGCGTGTTCTCAAGTTCCTGCCCCATTGATTCAATGTAAGCACGTTCTTGCTGTGTACGATACTTTGCAGGATTCGGTTGAATGTCCATGATGTCTTCGGGAGCAAGGAACCTTGCCTTCAACTGCCCGATTTCTTCACGAACCTGATTCAACAGACCTGTGGTGGCATTCCAACCATTACCAAGCTTCACCCAACTTACTGCGGGCAAAGATGTTCTGCGAGAGAACACATGCGAAGTCATATCGGTGGACTGCTGAACAATAGCATCCTCGATAATCTCACTGGTCTCATTCAATACTTCGGCGACATCCAACGTCTCGTTGTTGTTTGTCATTCTTGTTACGAGCAATAGATTTTCTCTATCGCCACTTGCTCTGTTAGCCATGATAAGCTCCTTATAATTTAGTTAGTATTCGTTTGTTGAAGGAGTTGTCCCAATCATGTGCTGGGCTTCTTCTAGCATTTAGACTTGCTCAGTCCTTTTCGTTTCGGGCCGCTAGGTTATCCCGACTTACATTAAATACCGCTTATCCGTTAGGGCAGTATTTATATTGTTATACCTTTCGCTTGGAAATATGCTCTGGCCTTTTGGCCATCTTCTGTTTCGTCATTCCTGTACATGCTTGGCGAATTGACATACTTCGGTATATAGTCATCCGTCTTTTCCTGCACACGCTCGCCTTTAACGTAAGTGTCGTCAAGTATCTTTGCCCCGATGTTCTGGAGAAACTTCACGAAATCCTTATTGTTGTCAAGGTTCTTCGACTCAATTAGTGCTACCATTGCATTCTCGTCCATACCGTCAGGAATGAGTTCCTTTAGGGCACGTCTGGATACTTCGATATTCTTGTCGTAGTCCTGCCCCCATTCGGTCTGGAGTTCGCTGATAGTCGTCTCAGCTTCACGGTTCTGTTCGGCTAACTGTGCTTCCTGTGATGCTCCCTGAGCCTCCACGAACTTAGCTACCAGTCCACTGAACTGCGAATCAGACACGCCAGACTCAAAAGCTATGCCCTGCATAGTGGCTATCAGTTCCTTGTCGTATTCCTGTCCCTCGGCGAGTTGTGGCAGATTGTACCCCTGTACCGAATCAGGTCTACCGAGTTTCTGGTAGAATGCACTCTTCTCTTCATCGCCTGCATCTTGGCCGGGTATCTTAATCCTGCCACTATTCATCTTCTCCTGCTCAAGATAGCTGGATGCAAGCAGGCCGGGGTCGTCTTTGAACCTTGCCAGTTTGTCGTTGCCATCGTTACTGAATCGTGCCTCTCTTGCTACTGATGCAAAAATGTCTGTACTTTCTCCGGTCTGCGTTGCCGCTTGCGAAGAATTGTCTACTGCGGTTTCCGTGAGTAGTCCTTCTGGCATAATAATCTCTCTTTCTACATGTCTTTCTTAATAGGTTTAGCCGTACTCAGTGCCGCCACGAGGCGGTCTATACGGGCTGTTATTGTTAGGTATACTTGGTGTAGTACCTGTATATCTTTGTCTGTTGCGTAATCCACTTTCGGCTTCGCTATCGCCGCAACCGCCGTCTTCTTAACTGCTTTCTTTGCCATTATGCTACCTTTCGTAATCTCATTAAGTTTTTAACGAAGTCTATCGCGCTCCGTCGCTTCTTGAATCCACTTATCATCTGTACTACTCGTTCAAGCGAACCACTCTCTTCGTCTATCGGATAGCGGCCAGTTTTCGCCAGAATCGTCTTCAAATAGTTCTGTACTGCTTGTTCGCCCTCGGTCTTGTTGTACCTGAAGAATCCGCCCTCAAGCAACATGTTAGCCAAGACACGCTGGCCTTTGTCTGTTTCAAAGAATATGTTGTAGTCGTCTACTGTGTTAGGCATTTATAACGCTGCTCCCACTGTTTCCATAATCGACCCTTCTTCGGGACTCTCATTTACTGGAACTGCCTTAGCCGCTTCAAGTAACATCTCCTGCTGACGTTGTTCTGCTGCTGCCGCTGCCCTATCCTCACGAATCTGCGCACGAACATCTTTAGAGTTAATCAACTTCTGCGGGAAGAATCCAGCTTCGGCAATGGCTTCGGCGGTCAAGTCTCCATTTATGACATCTAACATTTCTGGTTTCTGTAGGACTTCCGCCGCCTCAGCTATTGCTCGATTAGTTTCGATTATTGGATTAAGTTCTGTTATACGTCTTTGTGCCTGACGGAGTGGGCCAGTAAGGACGAAATTGATCGTGCCACCTGATTCCAGTATCTCGTCGGGGATAGGAGGCATACCCTGTTCCTCGCTGAACGCCCCTCTACGGTCTTCAATGTCAGAGACTATGTCAAAGATGCGTCTTATGCCTTCGACGTACACACGGTCAGTCTGGGCTATCATAAGGCCAGCCTGCTCGTTCTTTATCTGTATGATTTCTTCTCTTGTCGCTTCGCCCTGTCTGCCGATGAATGCTTGGAAGAACTTGACCCTGAACTTGTCCTTGACAGATTCCTGTATAGCCAAAGTTTCTTCTCTGGATACCGGATAGTTACCGCCAAGTGCGATTTGACTTATAACACGCTTCGGGTCGTCGTAGTAGTTACTGCCGTTCGGTTCGTTACGGACACGACCTCTCATCTCGATAGGTACGTTCATGGCAGGAGATACTGACTTGTGTGCGTACTCAATACGGGTTCTGCCGAACTGGTTCAATGAGAATATCTCAACAATAGCATCCGCCATCGGAGAATAACCGTATATCTCGTCGGAACTCTTCCTGAACCGCCATACTGCATACGGGTTGATGTCAAAGCCCGAATCTCTTAGTTCGTCGGGGTCATCGCCAGCACCACCGGATTGCGTTTCAAGATAAACACTTCTGAACTCTTTATTCTTAGATGTGCGTTTACCAGCCATCCTATCGTCGTTTGGAAAGACAGCATGTAGGATTTCGTGTTCCTTGTCAGGTTCCTTCTCGGCGTTCTGTTTGGCCATAGACGAAAGGTTCTCGATGCCAAACTTCTGCTCCATCTGCCTTGCAGTCATCATAAACTTACGATGGGTGGTATCGACTTCGCCAGACTGATTCTCTGCAATCCATATCTCTCTGGGATGGACGACAATGTGGACAGCCTTGCCACCTGCTATATCCTCTTCGGTGTATATCGTGGCAGTACCGACAGAACCTGCATCACGGAACCATTCAGCTACGATTGCATAGTAATTGCTTCGTTCAAATGCGGCGTACATCTTACGGTCGTATGCCTGTAGCCATGACCTCACAGCGTCCACGTCGTTTAGTTCAGGGTTATCCATCTCTGACCGGAACCATGAACCTGACAAGAGAAATCCTTGCATTCCATCCGCCCAGATATTGAGTGAGCCAAGAGCCGTACCGTCATAAACAGACTTGCCTTTACGTCTCCCCTTCAGGTTGGTCTTGTCGTCATCCCGTATATCTTCCCTGCGCGGATTGCCCAGCCTTGTAATTGACTCCCAGAGGTCGTTATAATCTTCGCGTATACACTCCATCTTCTTCTGGCGGAGCGTTATCTTTTCTCTTAGTGTTTGTTCTGCCATGTTACGCTCCAGTATTGCCTAGTAAGCTCTGTCGGTCTACGGGTGCGCCACCCAGACTGCCTTCGGTCAGGATCGTTGATCTACGCCCCTTGCGTCGCTTCGCCAAGACACGTTCCTGCTCACCGAGCGACGCTGCGCCTTCCTGTACGCTCTCAGGGGTTGGTGCTGGCGAAGCTACTGGGGGCAACTTTTGCTTACGCGAGCCACCGCCGGTGAACCGGTTAAATATGCCGTCAAATGATTTGCCTATGTTTCTTGGATTCATGCTGCCTCCGCACACAATGCGTCTGATTCGTTAAGTATTGTAAAGCGACCATCAGCCATGTCAATGTTGTCGCCACGGTACTTGTTCATTAAGACCTTCTCTCCGACTCTCACCGAACAGTCAGGGCCGACCCTATGAACCTCTGCCCACCATGTATCCTGTTCAGGCATGAATATTCCACCCTCAGATTCGGTCTCCATGATGTACTTGCCGAGGAACTGGCTACCGAGAGGTAGGAAGTCTTTGCTTGATATTTTCATTGGTTCTACTTGGTTAGAGTGTCTCATGTTACATCCCAAAATGTAATGGATCGTAGTTCGATTCTTCTGCAACGCCAGCGAACATACGCTCACGCTTCTTAGTCTTCCTTGCTGCCCACAGACCCATAATAAGAGCATCTGCGTAGTCAGTGGAACGGTTCAGTATCTTTTTAATATCTTTCTTGCGGGCTACTTGTACTTGACCCCTTGAGTTCACTTCATAGTTCATAACACCCAATTCTTCTGTTAAGGTGTCATTGTTGGGGATAGATACATACCCTTCAGCGAACATCTCGCCAGCGTACATCCATATCTCGTCCCTGAGTCTGACGTACTTATCTGAATGTTCTGCCGACTTACCAGTGTTAATACCCATAATAGGGCAGTCGATAGTTCCCTCTTGAACTAATTCTCTAAGTCTTGACCTCACGCCAGCACCAACGCCTATGTCGTCAATAGCTATCTTGTCTGCGTCATGCTTGTGGTACATTCTTACAACGCGACCAGCAGTGTCCATCAACTCTTTCTTTTCGGTTACTTCTATGTCGATTACAGTCAGACCTCTAAGTGCCATGATAACAGTCTTGTCGTTACCGAATTCGGCGGGGTCACATGAAATGACCACAGCTTCGTTGTCTTTGTACGTATCGCCACGCTTGACAGCTTGTGATATGTACTTGTACGGTATGACCTTATCAGCAGTATCAGCGTCTTCGTGGGAGTTCATTACCCATCTGCGGTAATAAGACGGTCGCTCTGTTTCCATTTCTCTCAAGTCTTCAATGAAGTCAGGAGCAGCTTCGTTCATTACCCTTAGATTATCGAATGTAGTAGCTTCAGTTAAATCATACTTAGGATTAGTTGCCTGTTTCCAGTTACGCCAGCACCAGTTATGACCATTGGCATTGGCAATAATGAACCCCTGTCGAGATGTACCCCTGCGTCTTAACCGTCCTCTAAGCTCATGGAATATCTCGTCGCTTTCCAATTCCTCAGCTTGCTCAATGAAGAACCAGCCAAGGTTCACGTTCTGGGTCATACCTGATAGATTATCGATATGAGCAAACATAATCTTAGAGCCATTGTCGAATGTTACTATTGGGTTCTGGCTTTTGTTCTTTATTGTTAGTCCTGTGTACTTCTCAAAGTCTAGCATGGTCGAAGCAGCTAAGTCCTTGTAGCTCTTCCTGAGAACCAGACCTAGATTATCAGGATACTGATTGCTCAAGATATAGGCTTTGTAGAGTGCACACATCGTCTTACCTGTCGCCCAAGCCGCTATCATAGCAGGGAACCTCTCCTCGCTCATGACGAAGTCATGCTGGTAGCCCTCTAAGATAAGGGGGCTTTCCTTGCCGTCAACGAGATAGTGGGGATCATTGAACAGGGGCATCTATGAAGTCTCCACTTCTATATATGTCCATTCGTTATTTATCAAGTAATACATTATTTCTTCTTTGCCTTACGAACACTTTTCCTGACTGTCTTACGTCTCGCCTTATTTTTCTTCTGTTCTGATTTCGTATGGAACGGCATTAGTTTTCCTTTCAATATCTTTCTTCATTTCACTATATATCCATGCTGTGCCTACTACAAAGATTACTATACATATAAACCACTTCACCAACCTCTCCTCAAATATCTAATCATGCAAGCTATCGCCAAAGGCAATATGACCGACATGCAACACTTCAACCAGATGTTGATTATGCCTATTGCGAATAATATTGTGTCGTTCATACTACTCTCCATGCTGGGTTAATCCAGCCCTTCTTCGTTACATAGTCCACATTGGCACTTGCCCGGCCTCACGACTTGCATTGTCTTATATCCGCAGGCTTCGCACTTGCTTGGCCACACGCTACCAAAGCCATCTTCTATTATGTCGTCCTGCATGGCCTCATAATGAGACACAACACGCTGAAGACGATGTATCTCGTCGGCTTGTCTGCCAAGTTCGCTCATACTTGCTCCTGTTGGGGGTTAGGCTGTAGCTCAGGGCAATTCGATACTAATCCCAACACATAGCACTCTCCACTGAACTTACCACACTGTTCTGGCGGGCCAGCAGAATAATACAGGCACTTGGATGGTTTTTCGTCTTTGTCCATTATTCTTTCTCCTTAACTATCCCAAATGCTTCCAAGATTATCTCGTCCACTTTGTCTTGCCATTCCTTGCTCATAAGAATATGGCGATACCATTCGCCCATGCTCATCGTTTCGTATTTGTAGTCGCTCATCCCTGCTCAAGCCTCCAGTTCACTGAAACACGACCCTATTGCCCATCCTATGCCAGCAAACAAGCCTAGTATCAAGACCATACTTCCGGCAATCCCAATCGCTAATATCAACCAAAAACTCATTCTTCGTCCTCGTACACAAGAAGCATAATATAGCCGTCAGGCCGTTCCGTAAATAAATCGTTTACATCAATAATCGTGTCACCCATTATCGTTCTCCTGTTTTAGCTTGGCCGGTTAGCATTTCAGTCCCAGAAAATATTATCTACTATGGTTATAACTAAATACGCCACAAATAGTATCGTAGGCGGGAAGTTCCACGCCTCATACTGTCCGTTCTTCCATCGCTTATAATAGTTCTTTTTCATATCGTTCTCCGCACTACCGACGCTGTATGCCACATTAATATCATAACTTGCCCGCCACATAACCAAGAACAGCACCTAAACCCATAACAATAAGATAACTAATCTCTATTGATGTCATTCTTCCTCCCTGTCATCACATGTAGCACCCGGTAAGAACATGCTCGTTACATAAGCGTTATCGCACTCTTCGTAGCTTACGCATTGTTCATCGCAGTTAATGGCTTTGTTCATGTTCTAGTTCTCCTGTGTCGGTTCAAACTGACGGGTCAAAACAAAGTATAATTCCGTAAACGATTGCCACCGCTATGCAAATACCGC